CTTAGGTTTTATTTCATGCAAGCAGAATTTGAAAAATTTAAAGAGGAACATAAATATTCCTCCGTTTCATTGACAAAAATAATTACTAGTAGAGATGATTTACTAGATTTTTTGTACACCTGGGCAAATCAAGGAAATTATAAATTTCCAGAACAAATTGAAAAACAAATGATTGATATAATCAGTGTTTATGGTGACGGACAGGTTTTTGCTCTTTATAATAGGATGGCAAAGGAAGCTAATGTTCTCCCAGATATGGTTGAAGAACTTTTTAAAAAAGTGAATTTGCGTAGTCTTAGAGTAAAGTTGAAGACCATGATTCCGGACAAACAAAAGGTTCAAGATAAAATAGTAGAAAAAGTTGTAGAAATTGCAAAGGAGAAAAAAGGTGAAATTTCTTCAGCTGTCAAAGAACTAGCCTTAGACGAGCTAGAGACGGTGGCGAAGAAAGTTTTGCAGGTCTTCTTAGTAGCAGTTCCCATGGTTTCTTCTATATTTTTAGATCGAGTAGGACCAGTTGTGACCATGGCCTCGGCAGTGTTGTCAGGGGTCGTAGGTTCAACAGAGAAGTTAACTCAGATTAAAGATATAGCTACTGTGGGCCAACTAGATCTAGCTAGTGTCATAATGCCTTTGTTGTCTGGGATCGCTGGAAGTATAATCCGAACTAGTGTTGTCTCTTTTTATAAAATAAAGTATAATAAGAAGATAGCTCTTTTGGAAGGTAAGACTGGTATTAAAGCTGTGAAGAAAGAAGCCTCTTTCATTTCAAGCTTAGTAGTTAGAGTATTATCGATTTTAGGATTATCCTCACTTATTATAATGGGTGAAGCTCCAAAAATAATTCAACAAATGATTACAATGTGGAATTATATGGCTAAAAGTATTCGCTACACTGAAGTGGAAGTTGAGGAACAAACAGTTGCTTTTGATCCTGAAAGACAACGTTTAGTTCCCTTTGGAACACTATCAGAAGAGGAAGTCGAAGCGTTGGCTGGGACTTTACTCGATTCCGGACTTGATACCACTGGTTATTCAGTTGTCCGTGTTAGTGATAAAACTCGTCCTCCTGAAGGTGATTTTATTGCTATAACAAAATATGATCGTGATCTAGCGGTTAAACATGCACAAGAAATATCTTTTTCTTATCGTGGCAAGACATATTATCGGGATGATATTTGTGAAGCGAATTTCCCATCTTACATGGTTAAACCAGATGATGGAGAAGCATACTGTCCTATGGAGGAGGTTCAGAAAGCTTATGATAAAGCTCGAGACCAATATCGTAGTGAGAGTTATGCTCGTGATGAAAATTTCGTGGCTACTCATTATCTTATTCCGGAGTATAGTTTGGCTCAAATGATTTCAAAGAGTGTTTCCAGTTTTGTTGAAAAGTTTAAATTATGGTTTAAGCAAATACCAAAAACTGGTCTGTTTATTGGTGGAGGAGTTTTTCTTGTAATTTTAGTAGGCGTTGTTTGTTTCGCTGTTCATATGAATAAGCAGGAATATCGAAGGAAAAAAGAAGCTCGTTTTACCGAAGCTAAGCTTGAAGAACTTGAACGCTACTATGAAGGAAAATTGATTCCAACCAAATTCTTGGAGGGTAAAAGAAATCATGGTGTAACCAAAGGAGATAGAATGCGTAAAGCTAGAGAAAGAGTAAATGGAATACCTATCGAAATAATTCAGCGTCGAGATAAATTGAGAAAAGACTTTGATGATTTATTTGATAATGGTATCTATGATGCTACTAATGGCTATTATGAATACTATCCTGGTGATGGACCAGATTTTATTTATCTGCCTGCAAGTGATCCGCGGATCAAAGCTATTTTTAGACAAAGAGATAAGGCTCGAAAAGAGTTGATTGAATGTGAACGGGAAGCCGAAGAACATTACAATAAGAAAAATCGAAAGGGTCGAAAGAAGAAAAGGAAGTACAAACATAAAAGACGTGAAATGCGTAGTTTAGAGTCAATGCCCCGAAGATGGGAACATCGATATAATTATCGTTACCCAGAAGGTTTAACAGTTTCTAAACATCTCAGAGATGAGTTAGTTGGAATTGGTGTTGATGAAAGCGAGTTTCAGCAAGATGGAAATGTCTTTAATGTTAGTGACGAACTAGCTTGTGAAATTCTGAATACTTTCGATAGCGATGACTCGGATGAGGAATTGCAGTCTTTTTCTGACTCAAATGAGCAAGAGCCAAATAAAAAACAAGAAAAAAAGAAAAATAAGGAACCTAAAATGTCAAAAAGGTTTTCTTGTAGAAAATGTGCTCAGTCTTTTAAGTCTAAGAAAAAACTTAAACAACATTTGAAGAAGAATCGAAGTCATTTGCTAGTTTCTAAAGCCGGAGATAAGGAAAAGTCTTCAGGTAAGAAAGAAGCAAAGTCAGCTCGTACTACATGGGATGCTGATAAATTGAAGGATTATGTCTTTCCAATTTATATTGATGACCGTGAAGCTAGTACAGGGAAATCCGTTTCTGGTACTTTAATCAAAGTTAAATTTGGTGAAGTAACCTATTATATGGTAAAGTGCCATCATGTACTCCGAGCTCAAGGAGGTGCTGACGAGCATAACTATATAGTTGTAGGAAATTCGAGATATTACTTAGGAAAGTTCATGAGTGAATTCACATTCCAAACAGAGCTAGACCAGGCTTTTCTCCCAGTTGATAAAGTAAAGGTTAATATACCCATTAAAGCTTTTCGGTATCAAAAGATTGATCCGTTATCAGTGTCGGGCGCAACTTTATTTGGTTGTGATCCAGATACTGGAAAAGTGAAAATAGGGTCTTCCAGAGTTACGTTTGATGAAAAAACTGGTGAATGGAAGCATAGTGTGTCGACTCGGGAAGGGTCGTGCGGTTCTCCTTTAGTTGCAGACTCCTCGGACCATCAGGGGTTATTCCTGATAGGAACTCATGGAGCCGGAATGGCTGGTCGGGCCTATAATAATATAGCTCAGATTGTCGTTCCGCCACATTTACCACATGGTTTTAAACAGGTTTCCACGGCTTTAAAGAAACAGGGTAGGTGTTATAATACGTTTCAGTACCAAGGAAAATATGTTGTGGGTAGACAACCTTTAAAAGAAGGATTGAACTACACCATGCCTATTAAGAATCCTTTTGTGAGAGATCATCCAGAACCACAGTGGGTTGTTGTTAAACCCACTAAAGAAACGGTTTGGAAAGCTATTTATAAGCGTGATTTTCTTCCGGTACGGAAGTTTCAAGACCACCCTCAATTTAAGAGAGCTATGGATTTGGTAGAAGGGATGCTACGTCGTTATTTAGATGATGGAAGAAACCCTATCTCATCCTATGATGAGATTTCTGAGTATATGCGCATGCAGAAAACATTTGGTAAGGCGACGGGTTTAACAGATAGGCTTAACGGTTTTAAAACCAAAGGAGCCTGGATGGAGAGTCCTCTTTTTGATGATTATCTTAAGGCCGCACCGGAGATGGATGTTTTTTGGCGTGAAGTACCAAAAGTGGAACTACTGCCAAAACGTAAAGTGGTAGATGAACAAAAACAGAGAACGTTTCAGATACCTGATTTCTGTCATAGTTATATTGGTATGCGATTCTTTCTTAAACAAAATATACGTATGAAATCTGTTCGTTGGTCAGCCTATGGTTTTAATCCATTCGGGCGTTCGTTTAGAGAATGGGTAAAGTTTATGGATTCGTTTCCATTTTGCTTTATGTACGATGTTAAAGGTTGGGATCGTCTTTTTCCTCTTATGATAGAAGTTTTGGATCTTCGTTTTCGTTTGCTTCAAAAATACATGACACCTTTAGATTTAATCTATTGGGATTGGTACAAAAATCAATTATTGAGTCCGCGTTGTGAGTTACCAAATGGGGATATTGTCCTTATGTTTGGTTTAAATCCATCAGGGCAGGACTCTACGACAGTTACGAATATTATTGGTCATATGATTCTTGTAGCTTTATATTTGTTACATCTTAATCCTGATGTTGCAGATGAAGTTATTGAAGGACAAGGAATCAATATTTTCGGTGATGATGGAGCTCATGGTATTGACAATGACATTTTCCCTGTTACCCAGGAGAGTTTTGTTAGTTTTGTGAAAGATTATTTTGGTTGGACAGTGACAGATTTTAAAACATCTAGTCGTCTAACAGATTCTGACTTGACTTTCTTGGGGTTCTCCGTAAAAACTTTTAAAGTTTTTGGAGTGGAAACTGTTTTTCCTATGTGGTCTGAAGACCGAACTAGATTTTCATTTTTTTATTCTGAGGATAATAAAGATCTAGAGCAATGGTTACAGTCCATGTATTCATCGATAGTAATGTCGTATCCCAGTCCGTTATACTACGAATTGTCTGAATTGTATCAGAATGTTTTGGAGCACATTAATAAGACTGATTTGAACTCGTGTGAATTTTTCTTTGTGGACTATGGAGTCCCACAGGAGCGAGAGTTAAATGCATTTTATCTGGGTTTGGAATCTTCTCTCCCTGATATTTTGCATATCAATAAATGGTGCGGGTTTGATTTTTTTCCCGTGGATGGTGGTATGGACCAAAAGTTTATTGAAATGTATGGCAAAAAGAAAACGAACACCTCGAACCGTGCCCCGCAGGGTAAAGAGAAATCCAGGGCCTCACCGGGCTCAGCACGCGTTCAACAATCAGTTGACCGCCTTTCAAAAATCAGCGAAACGCTTCGCGCGTACGCAGAAAAATCCCCAATCAGTGGAAAATTCTCTGTTGAACGTCGCAGAAACGATGGACAAGGTGATAGCAAAATCACCCGAGTCGGCTCCAGAAGTCGAAAATTCCTTTCTGAGCGTCCTGAAGGACGTAGGCTCAACCGTTCTCGAAATAGCGCCAATAGCTCTAGAAGTGTTGGCAGCAATATTGTGAGTTCAGGTAAAATGGGAAACAATGTCACAAGGTATGTTAATAATGGCATATCTAAAGAGATTGTTGGTCCAGGAGCTACCGTGTACAATTATCAGAATGCACATGATGTTACATTACGTGATGCATATAATGGTAGTTATCATCCAGCACAAGAGACAAGGATTCGTCATTGTGGTAGTTTAGGTGAGTTTAAGAAAGCTTCTAAGGAAATGTTTCACTCATCTCATCAGTCTGACAATCGACGTGCTTTAAAAGGTAGAAATTTTGAAGCTCCTCTAGCGTTTGGTACCCAGTTTTCTGGTGATGCTTTTGCTGTACACGAGAATGTCAAAAATGGCATAAAGAAAATGGAATTTTCTGTGTCTGATTTTATTGGTGCTGTTAAAATCGATGAGAATAACTATACCGAGGGCCATAGATTGTTGGTAGTCCCAGAGGGACCCCAGTTTATTGTAGGCTCAAGGGCGGCAGTTTTGTCGCGGGAATACCAAGAATATTCTCTTGAAAGTTTAACTTATCGTTTTATTCCTGCAGTTGGAGCAGACACTCCTGGGATGTTAATGATGTATTACACTCACAATGTTTCTGAAACATGTCAAGAAACAGGAGAAGAGGAAATACGTCGGGCTGCTTCACATGGAAGTGACTTCGTTGGCGGGTCTGTTTGGGAAGATTTGGTTCTCAATGTGAATCCTGAGACGTTCTCCAATCGGCTTTTTACTGGTTTAGCTTCTGACTACAGTTTGCAGTCAGCTGGAGTTTTAACAGTAGTTGCGGGTACTAATTTTACCCAGCCGGGAGCCGGGGAGACTCAGTCTATTGGGGTTTTGATTAGAGAAGCTAGATACAAAATGTATCTCCCTAGTTTGGATTCTCCTTTACAAGGCCAGGGTCTTTTTGAGATTCAATTAGACTGGACAACTGCGTCAGTCAACGCTGGTTCTCCAATTGTGTGGAATTTCGAAACAGCAGCAGCTGGAAAGGTGACAGCTAATTCCCCAGTAACAATACCTGAATCTAGTCATGCCCTTTATACGGGAATCATTTATGATGCAGCAGCTTCGGCCGGATCCCTGAGTTGGTATACCCAGACTCAAGGGACGGAGTCGTCTCCGTATGGCTTTAGCACAGGTATGGGATTGTTTTTCCGAGGGTTTGCTGAAGATGGTCTGATCAAAATGGTAGCTTTTCAAAGTTTAGCCGATTGTTCATCTCCATCCCTAACTACTCTTGATGTGTTTGGCGAGGGACAACTTGTTTACGGTGACACCAGTACTGTTACTGCTACTGTAAAAGTGAGAGTTTTCTCGATTGATGAGTCAGACTACACTTAGTAGTTGCAAAAAATATTGCTATTTAGTGAGTTTCTGTGTTTTCCTCACTTAAT